GGCCGCGATGTCGCTGTTCGCGACCCGCACGACCCACGCGCGCCGCGCCTTGCGGAAGAACTGCAGCAGCGTGTAGTACATGGGGTGCTGCGGCGTGCCGGCACCGCCGTCCTGATCGCTGCGGCCGCCGGTCGGGTTCCCGAACGTGTTGACGAGCTGGTTCGCGCTCGTGATGAGGGTCGGAACGTTGGTGGGGCCCCACTGCGCCGTCCCTACTACGCCGATAGCGGTATCGGACAGCTGCTGGACGTAGAGCGACTGATCTATCTCGCGAGTGTAGGCACCAGCCGAGACATATGGCGTTGCCACGATAGCCTCCTAATTGATATCTGTTGATGCTAGTACCATACTAGCTGTTAGTGATCTGAGCCGAGCGCCGCGCGGAGCTTCGTGCCCACGCGCCGCACGATGCGGTCCTGCATCTCGCGCTCGAAGCGCGGCTGCAGGGCTTGGAACTTCCGGATGGTCGGGCGCCAGTGCGGGCGCGCCGGCACGCGCCGATCGCGCGTGCCGTACTCGTGGATCGCGGCGAGCTGCATGAACGTGAGGCCCGAGTAGTGCTTCGCGTACTGCGGCACGCCGACCGTGTAGGTCTGGTCGCCCTTCTGGTCGCGCGTGCTCCGCACGCGGATCGACTTCAGGTACTCCATGCGCGCGATCAGCGTGCGCGGGTCGAGCCCGCGCTTCGCTTTCTGCTGCACGTAGAGCGGCGAGAGCGGCGGCCAGTGGTCGAAGGCCTGCAGCTTCACGCGCGACGTGAGGTCGAGCTTGAACTTGGTCGCGATCCGCTTCCCGTTCGCGACCTTGATGTGGTCCCACTCCTCCGCCACGAGTTCCTCGATCAGCGCCGTGAGGTCCTGGAGCGTGCGGACGCGCTTCGCCATCGGCTCACTCGATCAGGGAGCCGCTCACGGTCGTGAGCGTCTCGATGTCGAACGACTCGTCCGCGTCCGGCGTCTCGCCGGCCTCCGCGGCCTCATCGAGGTCGCCGACCGCCACGAGCTGCTTGACGACCATCGCGGTCCGGAGCTTCCGCGTGATCGCGAACTCGGGCGCGTCGCTCGCGTTCGGCACCATCTGCTCCGCGTCCTCGCCCTGGAAGCCCTCCAGCATCCAGGCCTGCACCGTGAGCGGGCACGTGAAGCGGCACCAGCGCTCCTTCTCGCCGGTCTCGATGTCGGTCGTGTCGACGAGCTGGCTGAAGAAGAGCGTCATGAGCTGCGTGCCCCACGGGTACTTGAAGTCGACCCAGATCGAGTAGGTCTCGTCCGGGTGGAACTGGTACCAGCGCACGAGCTTGTTCATGTCGTCGCGGAACCGCGTGTGGAAATCGATCTGGTAGTGGATGTCGAACGGGCGCGGCGCGCGCTTCGTCTGCACGATGAAGCGGCCGGCCTCGTCCCACATGCGGACGCGCCGCACCGGCACGTTGTTGCGCCGCTGGGGCGCGAACTCCATCGCGGTGCGCGCGACCGCGACGCGCGGCGTCGCGTAGGTCTGAACCGCGCGGTCGGTGTCGATCTTGGTCTCGCTCTGCGCCGTGACGTGGAAGAACGTGTTCTCTTCCAGCAGGCCCTGCACGTCCTGCGTGCGCTGCGCGAGCAGGCGCTCCTGCGGCGCGCGCCCCTCGGCCGCGTACGGCCGCTCCGGGCTCACGAAGGTCACGGCCTCGTCCACGTCGAGGTCCAGCTCCGTGATGACCGGCTTCACGGTCCGCTTCACGAACGCGACGAGGGCCGAGTCGTACAGACGGATGAGATCAGTACGTGTACCCATCGTCGGGCGCTTAGCCTCCTGGCAGAGACGCGTCCGTTAGCGGACGAAGCTGAGACGTGAAGGGTTGGTGGGGAGCGGGCGGGGAGAGGCGGGAGTTACTTCTACTCTAGCACGAACGTGGCGCGCGGCCCTAGCGGAGCGGCGGCGAGAGATCGTTTTGGATCACGGCGTGCGGCTTCTTGGTGTGGCGCTGCAGGAGCTTCGCGACGATCTTCGCGATATTTTCATTGTGAAATCGAAATTTTGGACTCAGATCGCCCGGCCCGTGCACCGCGAACTTGCCGTGCTGGATCCGGGGCCGCAGCTGGAACTGCGTGAGCCCGCTCGCGCCGCGCGAGAACGGCGCCTTCATCGACGGCAGCTTCGGGAGCTTGAAGCCGCGCGCGTTCCCGGGGTCGCGCGTGGAGCGCGCGGTCGTCGCTTCCGCCAACGAGTTCTTCCCGCAGCGCGCGCACTTCGCGGTCTCGAAGTCGGGCGCCATGAGGCCGAACTTGCTTCCGCCGCACTTCGGGCAGCGCCAGCGCGCCTCCGCGACCGGCGGCTCCGGCTTCGGTTTCGGGGCGCCGCGATCGCGGCACGCCATCGTCTGGCCGCAGCGCCGGCACGGCGTCGGATCGCTGGTCGGGGCCGGGCGCGCCTTGCGGTAGTCGCGGCAGTTCGCGTTCGCGCACGCGTGCCACACGTGCGCGGGGCCGGCTTCGGTCACGTCGGCCGGATTGATCTGCGTATCGAATCCCTGCTGCCGAAGTCGCGGGAGCGCCGGCGCGCGATCGTCGTCCGTACCGACGGCCTCGGCCTTGACCTTCTTGGCGACGAGCGCCTCGAACGTGTCGTTGATCATGCGTCGTCAGGCACCCTGCCGCCGCTAACGTCCCCGATGCGTTCCATGCCGCTCGTGCCGTGCACCTTCTCCAGATGCTGTTCCAACCTGCCGGGATCGATGCCACCGACCTGGTACGGCTGGCCGGCCGTGCCGTGGCGCCACGAGACCGCGTCGCCCTGCGCGGTGATGCGCGCGCGATGGCCGGCCGGGTGCTCGTAATCGAACGTGTTGGAGATCGCGCCCGGCCGGATCGTGTTGCCGTAGATCCGCGCGTACCCGTGCCGCTGCAACGCGCGCGACATCTGACCGATCGCCGTGATGCGTTTCCCGAACTCGGACCGCTTGTACCACGCGGCCTCGTTCACGGGCGCGAGCTGGTCCGCGCCGGCCGTCGCGCGCGGCACGAACGCCTGCACGCCGATCCGGGTCTCGGGCGCGGCCATGTACTCCGGCAGCGCGCGCGTCGGCTCGCCGCGGTCGATCCAGCGCTTCACGAGTTCGGCGCCGGTCTCGCCGCCCATCGAGCTTTCCCACGTGTCGCGCACGTGATCGCGCGTGACGTAGAACGGCGCCTGCGGGCGCAGGTCGGGCCCGATGCGCGAGATCGCGAAGCGCTCGGTCGGGCGCGTCTGGATGCGTTCGATCGCGTACTCGCGGTCCGGAATCTCGATCGTCTGCACGTGCCGGTTCGCGGCCGCGCCGTGCCCGTCGGAGTAGACGTCCTCCTGCACCCTCGTGATGGGCAGGAGCCGTTTCATGCAGCGGTTCACGTGTCTCCGCCAGGTCTTCACATGCCGATCCGTGTTGCAGAAGGGGCAGTTTTTGTAGTGCTCCGGGTTGCGCTCCGGCTTCGGGCCCGTGCGCTGCACGATGCGTTCGGCCCCGAATTGCGTGTGGCAATCGCCGCATACCCACTGCATCCGGCCTTCCTTACGCTTGTCGGTGAGGAGGACGTTCCCGCCGTAGCACGTCGGGCACGAGGACCACTTTCCTTCCTCGGCCTCCTCCACCTTCTTCGGCCTCGGGCCCTTCGTGAAGCGCGCTTGGCAATCGCGGCAGTGCCACTGCATGCGGCCGTCCTGGCGTCGGCCGGCCGCGACGACGCGCCCGCCGTCGCACTTCGGGCACGCGGACCACTTTTTCTTCTTGGACTCGGTGACCTTCTCGCCGCCGGCGCCCTCAGCGGTGTAGGTTCCTGGCTTGCCGATCGGCCCGACGTACTGCATCGAGCTTGGCTTCTCGGGTTTCTTCTCGCTGGTGTACCACGACAGGAAGTCGCGCGGCTTCGGGTTGATGACGTCCTCGACCTTCTTGTAGCTCGCGGGGCACGTCTTCCACTGATCGCTGTGCCCGAGCACGCGTCCGTTCTCGACGCGCCCCGCCGTCCCGCAGGTCGGGCACGCGTCGACCTTGCCCGACACGTCACCGATCTTCTCCGGCGCCGGCGCGTTGAAGCGCGCGACCGCGGCGTGCAGCACCTTCGTGGGGTAGATCCGGCGGTTCTTCGTTGGGGTCGGCCCGAAGACGAAAGTGCTTTCAGTCACCTTGCGACCCGACACGTCACGCAGGGCCGCGTCGGCCGTC